ATTCCTATAAAATCGCCACCCTGGTTGGTGCTATTTTTAAGACCTAGTATCAAGCCGTGCTGCAAAGAGCCCGTGCATGTATCGTTTACTGCGTACTCGTAAGTCTCACCGAGCCAGTAGCTTTCCTGCTTGGCAGTATTTGTAGTAGTAGTATTTGTCGCGACAGGATTAGTGTTAAACACTCGTCGAATATACTTATCTGAATTGGGATCGAAATTGAATGCGTATGTTTTAGCGTTGGAGTCGCCAGAGTCAGCAATAGTTACCTTGAACTCATGCTTGGCTGTGGACTCAAGTAACGAAGCGTTAGAAGCTGTTGCTGTCGTGGCGTCGCCTCTAGTGTTACCGGATAGAGCGATAGTGCCATTCTGTAAGTACCAAATTGCGGCGAGCGTTCCCGTAACTCCGATTGGCGTGTCGTCATTATCTCCAAGAGAAGACGAATTGACCATAAAGAGTCCGTAAGCACCGCCGTCATCAGGGCCATCGCCCAAAGAAGGCACTGTCCAGCCAGCGCCACCGGCGGCTGCAGTTGTGCCATCGGCATCACTGTCGGCTACGCCGAGGAGCCTGACGACTGTGACCGGTCCGTTGTTTCTTAAGTAAGCTTTGGCTGCAAATGGTGCGTATGTGGGAGAGCTATAATTTCCCTCTCTCCAGGCATCACTGCTCCCGCCTCCGGCGATAGGCTCACCGAAGATTTTAACGAACTCATCATATGACTGAACCATAGTTGGTCTAAATGCTGGTCCCTTTTCGGTTCTACCAATGATTACGGGGCCTAGTCTTTGTGCTACGGCGGGGAGTTGCGACTTATCAACTTCTTTGATAAAAACTCCGGGCGATACGAATTTGTACTTATCTACTGACATTATTTATTACTCCTTTCAATTCCGAAAGTTAATGTTTAAAACATACTCACTTTATAAATAGTAATTGTTCTATCGAAAATCCTATTTATCCTTTATAAAATCCGTCTTTGCCTATATGCTCTGGTTTCTCGTCTAATAAAACTCTCTCGCGAGATATTTTAAACTCAACGGCGTTTTCTCTAGTGGTGATTCTTGGGCGGTTACCATTTTCATCTGGTGAGAATATATATCCTATCACTTTCACGTTCATTTTTGTCTGATATCTTCTTTCCTCTTCTTCTAAATTAGAAATATTGTTATTCATCTCGTATGAAGCGTCCATGAACGCTTCGTACTTGTACCCATCGTGCTGGACCATAAAATAGTTATCTGGGCCCGGGCGCTCGTGGGCCATAAAAGAGGATAACGCCTCGTTCATTTGTTGTTGATACTCTGTTTGTACCGTGATGCTATATTCAATCTCTAAGTATGTCGGTATCGGAATAGATTTAGTTTGATAAACTACTTTCTTATTATTTCTTGGCCGGTTTCTATCTGGATCACCGTCCGCTCTTTTTGTTTTGTAAGCGTCGGCTGTTGCAAAATTAGATGTTTTTTCCTGGTTAATCTTCCTAGATGTAACTAATTGCCCGCCTTGTATATCCTTCATCCTCTGAATTGGGGCGTATACTTTAGTTCTCTTCGTAAGCTCCTTCGATATTGTTCCTCTCTCGACTGACACCACTGGAAAAATAAGTGCTCCCGTAGAATCTCGGAGATCTTTATCGTCACGAAACTTTGCTCTTTCCGGGGAAGCCCAAACAATTGGAATTTTTTTCCAACCCTTGTTCGTGGTCGCGAAGATATTTAAATCATCGTTTAGCCAATTGTAAACAGCAAAATCGATCGTCTCCAGAGTGGATGGCATGAAGATCTCTTCATTAACTAATGAAGGGTCTTCTACATCTGTGTAAGAATAGTCTCTATCGTTACGAGGCATCGAATAGTCCCTCTCTTGATCTTATGCCCTTCGCTGAAATTTCAAACTTATGGTCAATTTGCCCAAACAACTGTTTTGTCTCACTAAGAGAAACTATTTCATAATAAAACTTTCCATATAATATAAAATCTCCTTCGCGAACAAAAAGATCCTGGTCTTCTGTTAATCTGCGGCGATGGAAGTGAATATTAATTTCGTTTACTTTATCAATTCCGTAGTGATCCGTAGATGTCTTTAGCCCATCCCACTCAATTAAAGCGTATACTCTTACAGGTGGGAGAAAGTTTTTATTAATTGCCTCGCCGTATAGATCATGGAAATCTGTTGTTTTAGTATCTATCGGATAGTAAACAACTTGTTGGCCTATGACTCTTTCTATAAGTTCATCATTAACTTGTTTAACAAGATCTCTTTCTTTCTCTCCTAAAAATAAAGGAGGCGGAGGAGAACTTGGTTTAGACCATTTATCTTTCTCTGACATCTATAACCCCCTACCCGACGTATACGCCATGGGGTATGCTTGTAAGAGTCTTCTTAGATGCTTCGACCATCTCTGATTCTGTCTGAGCTAGCTTATTATATGTTAGCTCGTCCAGTACAGTCTTCAGTTCTTCTCTTAGCTTCTCTTGTTCCGCGGTGGCTTGACTAAGCAGGTCCGAAGCATTTAATGTGACTGAATCTCCAGGAATCGGTATGGTGGCAAATTTTCCTCTAATTTGTCCGAGCATCTCTTTTGCAACTGCCAGAGAGAATCTTCGGATCCACTGCTTTCCTATGCTATTAATGTTCTCAAATGGAATATTCGCGAACGGTGCAGTGTTTAAGTTATTAATTCCCTTAGTTCTTGAGCTTCTATCGTCGTCGCTCTCATCCCAAGGTTCTTCTGGGATAGTGAACTTGACCCAGATTTGGTCTGGGGAACCAGAGTTAGGTTCGGGAAAAATTCTTAACTTATTGTTTCTTAGCTCAAAAGAATAGTGTGAGTTTCTAGTATAAATTGCATCTTCATACGCCATGGCTTGAGCTTTGTTTTGCCACGGAGGGATCACCTCAAACGTTGAATCGTCTGCGTACATTCCATAGGTAGACATGTTGCCCACAGTGTTTAGTCCGCCATAGTATCCATAGAATCTCCACATTGCGTGAGGCGTCTTATAGTAAACTTTCTTAATTACAATTCGCTTGTTATTTATTAATCCAGTGTAGTTCGAGCTACTAGCAATTAGTTGCTGAAGATCGTAATCCTGCTGTTGTTCTACTGTGTTTATAGAAGCAGAATACTCTGGCTCTAAACCATTTAAGCCTGCCTCGTGAGAGGAACGGAAGGATACTCTTCTTGCATTGGAGTAATCAAACTTGGGATATTTCAGCCCTACATGATCCCCATCCAAGCTAGATGATAAATCTCCACTTTTTAAAGAACCGTCGTGATCAAATGTTCCTGTTGTGTGACCAAGTATACTTGGCAGAGAATTCTTTCCTTGATGTATGTTTACTAAGTAAGAATATTCCAATACAGCAGATTCATATGCCGTGAATACATTACCCTCTGTTAACTCAATGTCCAGTACGTCGCCACCTAACATTTTATAAGTAAAAGATACTTGGTCTAGAGCGCCAGAAACAAAGTTTTCATCATAGAAGTCGCTTGAATCGTCAGCGTATAGGCCAAGAGGATAATTTGTTGAGTCTTGAGCTTCCGTGAGAGTCCCGGTTATAGGCAATCTTATGCTGCTGACTTCGCTTGATGGTGTTAAAGTGGGTACGGCCATTCACAATATCCTCCTAAATCGTAATTAGTTTCAAATAATAGAAAACCCCACTCTATTTCTAGAGCGGGGCTTCTAATTGATTATGGTTAATCAGCTATTATCCAAGAAGATCTTGTACAATAACTAAGCCATACATATCAGGTCGGACCATCTTCTTCGCATAGCGCGTCATGACGCCCTTACGTGGTACGAAATCTTCCGTACCAAAGATGGTGGGTGTGACCTGTAGCGGGACATAAGGAGCATATACGTAGCCACTTTCGAGGAAGCTACCGCCCTTACGGCCAACTAATACCACGTTGCGCGGGAAGTAGGGGTCAACATAGACATCCCACTTCTTGCTAAGGCTACCAACCTTAACAGCACCTACGGTGCCGCTGTCCTGGTCAGCAGTAACGCTTGCGCGGAATCCAGCAGTGAACTCAAGAATGTTCGCGACCTCCGGGGAAACTACTACGAAGTTAGCTCCGCCACGAAGAGTCTTTCTGTGGATATTTGCTGATACGTCGTTGATGGTCTCTGCAAGAGTCTCGTACCATTCAGATACGTTACCCGTGAAGTCTGGACCAGCAATTGCTGCACCTACAGTTAGCGCATCACCAGTGTCACGATTCAAGAATCGGCCCGGGCGGCGCGACCAGTGATAGGTCTCACCAGCGGCTCCGCGAACTAGGTCGTTAAGGATCTCGCGATCAATCTCTAGAGCAATTTGCTCGGAGAGAATGCTCGTTAGCTCAACCTCGGCGTCGAGGTTGTGATAAGCATTGAGGTCCTGACCAAGCTCTGGCGTCCACTTAGCCTTGAGCTTCTTAGTGATCGCTGTGACGGCGATACTGTCAACCTTGATGTCGATCTCAGGAATGTTCTCTTCACCCTCAAGGCCCCACGGTGTAGCACCGATTACGGAACCTAAAGCGTTCGAGGCATCGAAGTTATCCTCTAGTGGGAAGTCAACCTGTAGACGCTTAGACGTCAAGTGAGTCTTAAGATCCTCGACATCCTCTGCGGTACCGGATGAACCTGTACACTCGAAGACGAGAACATAAGATGTGCTAGCAGCAGTTGTAGTCAAAGCGTTGACTGCAGCATCTGCATTGCCTTCCTCGCCACCAACCATAGTGGTTAGACGGCGTACCATACGACCCTTATCGGTATCGAGGGCTGTAGAGCTAGCGCCATCAGCAGCACCGGCAGAAGTCGACGGGCTTAGGGCAACTAGATTATTGCGGTTAAGCAAGTCTACGCGTCCAGTACCATCGTCAAGGTTATTTGCACCGGTTACAGTACAAACGACAACGCCAGAGCCTGAAACGTCAGCATCAAAGCGAACGAGCTTGCTCAAACTTGTTGTTACGGTGCTATTACCAATGGTTGCGGCTGTAACAGAAGCTGCTACGTCGTCATTCTCGCCATTACCAACAACGCCAGAAGCGATTACAGTAAGTGCGAAAGTGGCCGAGCCTGTTGGTGAAGAGTGACCGTTGTTAAGAGCGTAGAAGCTCTTCTCGGCATTATCACCAGTGAGGCTAACACCACCGGTTAGCGCCGAACCAACAACTCCACCACCATACAGTGAGTCGTTAGCAGCGTCGCCTAGGCGGGCTCCATTGAACTGGAAGTCCATGAAGAAGATAAGACCAGACGGCAAGCTCATTGGCTGAACCGATACAAGGTCATTCGCGATAAGGCCACCGAATACACGACGGACAATCGGGAAAGCTACAGAAGCGAAGCCTTCGACGTCGCCAGCAGCCATAGATGAAGCTTCCTTAAGAAGCTGTGCGGCCTGATTCTCTAAAAGGCGGGCCATGCCATTTCTTTTGTTATCGTTATCTAAACCCTCAAGAAGTCCAGTTCTCTCCCACTTATCAAGTAGGGCAGCGCCTTCCTTCTGAACGTCACGATGAACGATACCTTCAGTAAGTTTGTCTAATACAGACATTATAAAAATCCTCCATAATAAATTTTTTCAACTTTGTTTTATTCGCAGTTTATTTAATTCCTGCTAAAATTTTCCACCGATCAGGTTTCTGACCAGCTTTATCCTCTCCAGTTTTATTTCTGGAGAGTAACAACGTCGAAGAAGTCTTATTTACAGCTTCACTCAGTGATTCTGTTGGCTGCTTTTTAGAAGGGCTGCCCACTGCGCCTTGAAGTGCTTCGTACATTACTTTTGCCTCTTCAACAGTTTCGGCTTTTGACAGTGCTTCGGCAATTTTATTTTTTTGCCGCTCATTCAAGGAGTCGCTAGTCAAAGCCTTGTTTGTGTATAATAATTTTGCGTTCGATATATTTGTTTCGTTTAAAGTATTAACAAGTTTCTCTACAGTTTCTTCTAGTTTTTCAACTTTCTTATTTTTAACATGTAGCTTCTTCTTTAGTTTCTTGTTGTTTTCTTCTAAGCTTGATGCAGCTTGTCTAAGTGCCTCGTTTTCTTCTTTTACCGAGTCATCTTCTTCCATAGCCAATGCCTGCTCTTCTTGTTCTTCTACGGCAGAAGTTGGGGTACCAGCCCAACCACTCTTTGTAGGCTGAGTCTCTACGGTTAGATCCTCCAAGAGGCCTTCTAGATCTAGATCTTCTAGATTTAACTCGATGTCTTGGCCTTCTTCTAGGCCCATGGGGATATCTTCTTCTTCCCCGGGCTCGCCAACAACACCAAGTGCAGCATCTTCGTGAGATTCTTCAGGGCCGGCCTCGGCTTCTGCGCGCTTGGCTAATTCCGGGAAATCAATTCTGTAAACAGTATCCTCATCAGGGCAAGGACAAGCGGGCTCGCCCTCTGTAGCGGCTAGCGGTATATCGTCTATAATGGGATCAGGATCTGTCATTTCGTCTTGCTCTAAGAGTTGCTCAATTGCGCCTTTGATCTCTTGTGAATATTTCTCAATCACTGCTGCTTCAGCATTTTTAATCGCTACTTCTCGTAAAGCTTCGGCGTCAATAACAGCTTGTTCTAACATAGAAGACATAGATCTCCTCCTCGGTAAATTCTATATATCATAAATAAGTAGTTATATTATTTAGTAAATTCCTTTTTTACACCCACTAATCTGTTAATCCGGAACCAGTGAGGTTATACATCATATCAGTATTAATCCCTGTCAACTCTGCGTAAACTTCATAAGAAGTATTACCTTGGGGGGTTACATATATCTCTGTGCACTTTACATTAAAAGTCATTCTACTTAAATCTCTCCCGGCAGCGAGAGCCGGCAAAGTAACATAGTGGAGTCCATTCATGGTGTCGCCCTCGTCACCATCTGTAAAGTGAACTAACATATCGTTGCCGCCTGTATTTTGTACTGTTACAGACTTCGCGACCATTGGGAACACTATTTTTTCCTGGACGCCGGCGACTGCTGTTCCGGATCCGGTTAAGTAAGGATGTCCACTAACTTGATACGAAGGAGCATGTCCAATCCCTACTTCATATTTGTAATATTCTGCCATTATTTATCTCCTAGTACTTGATGTCCAATCTTTTTTGGCGCGCACGTTCAAATTTTTGTGCATTTCTGCGTTTTTTCATGAAGTCTCTACGTCGCTTTGTGGAGGGCTTTTCATAGTATCTTCTCTCTCTAACAATATCTAGTATTTTAGATTTTTTAACTTTTTTAATAAACTTCTTAATTAATCTGCTTGGATTTCCGCCGACTTCAGCCAAAGAAACTTCAACATGTACTGGTCTTCCCATTATAGCACCCTTATATTAGTTGTTTCCATTTGCCATTAGCAATATTTAAAATACCACTAATATCTACACCAGAATCTCCAGACCTAACACCACTAAGCGGGCCCTGAGTACTGCTTTCTGGGATTACAGCATCTTTTTTAATGCCCTCGAAAACATTAACTCCGCCTACTTTAGCGGATTCGTTTAATCTCTTGATTCTTTCTTGTCGTTGTCTCTCGTACTCTTCTTCTGCTTGCTGCTGTTTTTTCTTAGTCTCGCGATCATCTGTTTTTGTCTGAATTGTTATACCTTCCGTCACAACTCTTCTGGTTTCCAATCCAGATACAACTTCAGTGATAATTCCAGATAATACGCCGTCTTCAAAAATGCACTCTTTAATACATTGTTTGATTAGCGGCTTAAGTACTTTTTTTAATTCACTTTGTTTCATTTAATTTAGCTATCTCTTCCTGAATGATTTGCTGTAGTGAGGATAGGGTGAGTTTTTTGTTTTCC